CACAGTAAGGTTAAACATAGGAAGTACACAAGGGCAACTAGTCACAATCGGATTAGGAGCAACTACAGGGACTGCACAATTTCAAGTTAGAGGTGGAGGAGCTACAGCAGCAACAACCGCTATGAGAATAGAAGATAGTGGAGGAAACGCAAGATTAACAATACTTGATGATGGTACATCCGCATTTAATACATCACATCTTTATGTAAGTAGTAGTGGTAATATAGGTATTGGATTAACTGCTATGACTGCTAAACTTCATGTAAGTGGTGCTAGCAATGCAGTACTATTTGAAATAGATTCAGTAGCAAATAATAATATTTTATTTGTAAGTGGTAGTGGTAGAGTGGGTATTGGAACAGGAACACCAAACGCAACTTTACAAATCGCAGGAACACTCAATAATGGGCTTGATTCCACGCCATCGGGAGTTTATTCTCATACAGAAGGACAGCAAACAACCGCATCCGGTTCTTATTCTCATACAGAAGGTGCACTTACAAACGCAGTTGGTTATGCTTCTCATGCAGAAGGATTTAGCACTAACGCATCAGGTTCTTATTCTCACGCGGAAGGTTGGGGAACAATCGCAAGAGGGGATGTATCTCATGCGGAAGGATTGAACACCCTCACATCAGGCCTTTATTCTCACGCAGAAGGATTTAGTACTAACGCCGGAGGGGAGGCATCTCACGCGGAAGGTTGGGGAACAATAGCAAGTGGTTCTTTTCAGCATGTTCAAGGACAACACAATAGAGCAACCCAAAAACAATCTGCCTTTATAATAGGTAATGGGAGCACCGGTGGTACAAATGCCAGAAAAAACTTGGTGGAAATAAACCCAACAGATAGTATATCAGATTTCTTTGGACCTGTAAGGATTACTAGAACCGAAGAAACTTCTACACAAGACCCAGATAAATTACGAAATGAAAATAAAGCTGGTATTATTTATATGGGATTTAAAGAATTATTTAACACACCTAATAGGGGCCCATCTCCACCAATAGCTGTAAAGGTAAATAATACTGCAACAGGTAGTACAAACTATGGTACACTAAAACACCCAAACCCAACAGTAGGTTTTACATCATATTATACAAAAATATCACACACCAGTACTAACGCGGTAGGTTCATCAATTCAATCTGGGAATACTACTCTTTCAAATAGATACGAAGTTATTAACACTGGTATATTTACCGATGGAGCAGTAACCGCTCAAGAGTTTAGAGCACTGGGTTCATTCTCAGTAACATCCACATCAGATATTAGATTGAAGGAGAATATAAATGATATGGATATTGATACTGCTTTAAAATTAATAGAAAATGTAAAACCTGTAACATTTAATTGGAAAAGACCTGAGGTAGGTGATAATTCGGATACAATAAATGGTAAATTTGATGTTGGGGTTATTGCACAGGATGTTTTAAAAAATGGGTTTGAGCATTTAGTTAGAATAGCAGAAAATACTTTAGTACCTGAACATATTGATGATGAGGGGTATGTATCAAAAGAAGGATATGAATTTGGAGTTAGTTATGTTGGTATGATACCATATCATGCCAAAGTAATTAAATATTTATTAGATGAAATACGGGAATTAAAATCTCAAATTAAATTGTTGGAAAAAAAATGAGTCAAATAGTAGGAGCAAATTTCTCCATAGGTCAGTTTTTCAAAAGCGCTAGTATGTTTACACCTACTAGCTCTATTGTAACAATTTCAGCAATTTCATCTGGTAGTATAACATTCACACCTGCTTTAAGTAATTACACTACGATTAGAAGCGCAAGTTTATCTTGGTTAGATTCATCATCATTAAGCCCTTTTTATAGTATAACTGGTGGTGGTAGCTTCCAATCAATTGATAGCACTGCCTTTTCTGTATTATTTTCTTTTGGTAGTACTACTACAATAGTTACTCAATCCAATAGCTCTTTTATATTTAATAGTTCTTCAATTGTGGGTGCATCAACCCGCCAATTTTCAATATCATATTTAACACAATCTATTCAATCGTATTACGATGATACTGTAGAAGAAGCATATGTTCAGCTTACCATAGATACAACAAACAACGAAAACTCTATTAAGTTTGATACGGGTTTACTTAATTCCACTACTGGTGAGGTTGAATTTACATCAAACACACCTGTAAAAGGTGGTATTGGAACATCTGCTCGTGGTATAGGTTCTTTCGCAATGGGCAGTGGTTCAATTGCACAGGAGAGTGCTTCCATAGCAGAAGGTATAAACACACTTGCTTCAGGACTTGCTTCACACGCCGCAGGTATCAATACAACCGCAAGTGGACAGGCCGCATTCAGTATGGGTATAGAAACCGATGCAGATGGTATGGCTTCGTTTGCAGCAGGGTCAGGCTCTTGGGCAAAAGGAACTGCTACAGTTGCTTTTGGTATTGGAACGATTGCATCCGCATCTGGACAAACTGTTGTTGGTCACTATAATTTGGGACTTGGGGATTTCAACAATTTATTTGTAGTGGGGGGTGGTTCAGGCGCAACCACAAACTTGCGTAAAAACCTATTTAGAGTTTATGGTGGGTCTGGTGCAAGTACTGTTGGTGTGGAAATAAACACATCAGAAACACAAAATATATCATCCTTTGATGGGTTTAATGTTTATGGAAAAACCAGATTTTTCGGAGGTGTTACTGGTTCAGCTATTGACTTTAATGCCATTGGTCTAGATACCAAAACAAATCAAGACCCGATATTGGGAACAATAACAACAGGTTCTTTTACAAGTAATTTTTATAGGAGTCAAAATGTACTTGGTGGTGGACCGTTAGATTTTGAGGATGTTCTTAAAGCTTCGGTGAGGTTAGACCATAGAGGAATTAACTTTTCATTATCAGAACAAACCACCGCTCCCGGTTCTACATTCCTATGGACAAATTCATCCGATAGACTATTTTATGGATCAAGCGCAGTAATCCTAAATGATGGTAACACATTAGGTAGTGCAATGACTATTGGTACTACGGATGTCAATAACTTACAATTAGAAACCAATAATACAACAAGGATATTCATTTCCTCATCGGGTAATGTAGGTATTGGAACATCATCCCCAGCCGAAAGATTACATGTTCAAGGTAATAGCTTATTTAGTGGTAGTTTAAAGTTTGAGCCAACACAAGACCCAGACCTGGCAGGCTTAGACACCGATTCAACCATTCTATTTCAAAGTTCATCCAATACTCTTTTGGGGCATGATTTATATTTTAGGCAGAATGGTAATTTGGTAAAATGGAAATGGTTTGAGGGGATATTGGAAACTGGGTTACTTTATGGTGGTATAGTAACTTATAGTGGTAGTAATGTGTTTGTTTCTCCTGGTAGTGGTATTATTGTAAATCACAATGTAACCGCAACTTCTGAGGTAGGCCCTATTATAGATTATGTAACTTGGGGCCCTATAACACAAAGTATTACTAATATTTCCTCATCACAGGTAACATACATCTATATTGATGAAAATGGGGCACTACAACAACAATCAACAAGGTTTACTTCCCAACAATTCCACGATGATATCCCATTAGGGGCAGTAGCGCATTTTAATTATAGTAGTATTTCTGCTTTTGGAGGAGCAGTTCAGACCGCATATAACCAAACCGCTCAAATACTAAACTTTATAGATGCATTCGGCCCGTTAAAATTATCGGGATATGGATTGACGGGCCAATCTTCAAGTTTAAGCTTGTCTGTTGGTTCGGGTACATCTTATATTCATGGTGGTTTTTATGATAGTGATTTAGAATTCCCCTCACAATATGAAACAAACGCACAGGTTACTGCAAGTATAGCATATGTTTATAGTTCAGGTTCTGGAATTAGGTTTGATACGAATAATAATAACTTTTACACATCACTAAAACCAAATTTTTACGATCCAGGTACAGGAATTACCGCTTCGGTATCAAATAATAATTGGACAATACAACGGGTATATTCCGACCCACGATCAGGTGTTTTGTATATCTACTATGGTCGGAATGTATATCCTGATTATCAAAACGCAATAGCAAATTTATCAACCGATTCATTTTCCGAAGGTGATACTTTTGATTTTACAACCTTTTTAGGATTTTTATTATTAAAAAGTAATACAACCGATATAACCAACACTACTGATAATAAAATAATTCCTGCTGGATTATTTAGAGGTGGTGGTGCAGCTGGTGGTGGTGGAAGCGCTGTAACTACTTTGGATGATTTAACAAATGTAACCATTACATCCCCCACAAATGGACAGGCTTTGGTATATAACACCGGTGTATGGGAAAATGGAACACCTATAAGTAGTTCATATGCTTTAACCGCATCATTCTTACCTGTAGGAACATATCAAATAACATCAAGTTGGGCAACAAACGCTTTAACAGCTTCAAACATAACCCCATCTATAACAAATAATACCGATAATAGAGTATTGACCGCAACGGGTGGTGGAACAATAAATGGGGAATCAAACTTAACATTTGATGGAATTGTTTTAACTGTAACTGGTAGCGCTAGAATTAGAGGTTCTGGTGTTGATACTGTTGGTGCACTTATCATTCAAAATTCAGGAGGAACGGCAACATTCACAGTTCTTAATGGGGGAACTACGGGTGTTGGTGAAAATAATCCATCTGCAAGACTTCATGTAAAAGGTAGTGGAGCAACCTCCGCAACAACCGCACTTAGGGTAGAAAACTCATCTGCGGCTGCAAGACTTACAATATTAGATAATGGTACATCGGCATTTAATACATCACATCTTTATGTAAGTGGTAGTGGTAGGGTTGGTATTGGAACTACAACACCTATAGCTCAATTACATGTTACCAATTCAATGTTAGTGAATGGTACTAGTGATTATTTCGGAGGAATTGATACTACTGTACCTATCCAAATGTTTGCAGGAGTGGCTAATAATGGTATTGGGTTTAGGACTGATAATTTTTATTTATACCCGTATGGTAATAATACAAGCCTAATATATGGTTGGAATGGTAATGCTGCTTGGACTTTAAGAAACCTTAATACATCAAGTTTTCAGATATTTAATAATTCTCCAACAGCTGCCGTAATGTTAACTGTTTCCTCAAGTGGGAATATGGGCATAGGAATAACATCGCCCACCGCTAGACTCCATGTAAGTGGTGCTAGTAACGCAGGACTATTTGAAATAGATTCACCCACAATTAATAATATAATTTATGTATCGGGTAGTGGTAATGTAGGTATAGGAACTAATTTACCATCGGCAGAACTCCATATTAGTGGGGCATCCATAGATTCACTATTACGAGTAGGCTCCCCTACACAAGCAAATACTTTATTTATTACAGGTTCAAACAGAGTTGGTATCGGAACTGGAACTCCAAGAGCATTATTTGAGGTTAATAATAAAATAATAGCAGAAGCAGCAGGTAATGTTGGAATTCAAACAACACCGTCTGAATGGATACATCTATCATCAGACCCGGCAAGTAGTAAATATCTCCGAATTGATGCCGTGCAAAATGGTAATCCTCCACCAGATTATAATCCAAATGGTGGTTATCAGGTAAACAGATTGTGGGGGAGTACTCTAGATGATAATGCATTGGGCACACCTGATTATTGGATGGAAATAAAACTTAATGGTGGGATAGTACTTATTCCCGCTTATTTACCAGCACCCTAATATGTTCCTCAAACCCACCCCCCAACTCCTACAACAAATCAAAGATAGTGGAGTTCCCGTTATCAAATTAAGTATGGAAGAATTTCAAAAAATAACATCTGAAGGAAAACTCCTAACAAACGAAGAAGTCAAAGATAAATTAAAGACATATAAACAAAAATAAAACTATTTATATAAAACGGAGAAAAGTATTATGGCAATAAAAGTAACAGGGTATTTCAAAAATCCAACAACAGGCCTGATTCACGAATCACCACTACTAACACTTGTTCCACATTTACAATATGCTGGACAATTACAAATGGATGTTCATATCAGCGGAGGTGGAACGGTAGCGTATTATTCAATTGATAAAAATGCATTGGTATATAACTCCGAAATTACCAATGGTTATTCACAACTTATAGATGCTTTAGAAACCTATGTTATTAATAACCTTAAAACCGCAAACGATGTAAACGCTGCAGCAACATTTGAACACTATGTAAAGCCTGTGGTGGAAGAACCAATCGTTGAAGAGGTAATTGAAGAATCAACAGAAGAACCAATTACCGAAGAAAGCAGTGAAGAAACTACTGGTGGTGAAGAAACTACTGACGGAGAATAACAAAAATGGCAGTTAATATTCCAATATATCCTGGCTCATCATCATTCTTTCCGGGTAAAACACCCTTTGGATGGTTTGATAATGATTATGATTTCCAAGTTGATGCAGACTCAGTAACAAAGTGGTGTGCTCTAAGGCTTGGTTATCCTATTGTGGATATAGAACTGCAAGATATAGATTTTTATGCGTGCTTTGAAGAAGCAGTAGATGAATTTTCATCCCAATTAAACCAATACCGAACCAAAGAAAACTTATTAAGTATTCAGGGTTCATCGCTAACCAGCAACTTTACCAAAAAATTGTTGAACAATAACTTTGGTGGGGTAGTAAACATCGCATCTGATTATGGAACTGAGGCGGGGAGCGGTGGTAGATTAACTCACTATACAGGCTCATTTACAATGGTAAGTGGAGTACAAATTTATGATTTGGGTGATAGTTCGATAGCAAGTTTAGAAGCGGGTGATTTATCAACCGATTCTATAACCATTCGTAAAATGCATCACGAGAACCCACCTGCGATTGTTCGTTACTTTGACCCGTTCATTGGAACAGGTTTAGGTTCACAACAAATGATGGAAACCTTTGGTTGGGGTAATTACTCACCGGGCGTATCGTTTATGATGCAACCTATGTATGATGACCTTCTTCGTTTACAAGCGATTGAATTTAACGACTTGATTAGAAAATCTCAATATGGATTTAAGTTGTATGGTAAAAGGATTCGTATATTTCCATTTCCAACGGATTTATACGATGGATTAAAAATTTACTTTGAATACACATTGGATTCGGAGAGAAATAACCCAGTAGCTAAAGCAAATGTTGTATCCGATTTTTCAAATGCTCCATTTGGTAGATTAGATTATTGTGATATAAATGCACATGGTAGACAGTGGATATTTAAATATACATTGGTATTGGTAAAAGAGGTATTGGGGACAGTTCGTTCTAAATTTGGTTCAATTCCAATCCCTGGCGCTGAAGTTACATTGGATGGTTCAGATTTAAGAACTCAAGCCGCAACTGAAAAAGAGCAGTTGATAACACAAATCAAAGAAATGTTAGAAGCAACAAGCAGAAGGTCGCTTTTAGAAGCCAAAAAGGATGAAACTGAATTTTTAGAATCAACACTTAATCGTGTCCCAATGCCAATTTATATAGGATAATCCGATGGCATTATTTGGTTCGGCAAGAGATATTAGTTTAATCAGAAGGTTAAACAAAGAACTCATCAATGAAATAATTGATACGGAAGTGTATTATTATAAGCCTGTATTGGATGAATCATTAGTAAACTTGTATGGGGAATCAAAAGATAAAGTTTTTTATAATCCTGTTAAAATCCCCTGCTTAATTGATAGACAGGATACTGAAGCAGTTTCAGATGATTTTGGTCAATCATACGCACATACAGCCACATTCAACTTTTTAAGGGATACTTTAAAAGATGATAAAGATGTTAAGCCAGATGTTGGTGATATCATACAATGGGATAATGAATATTATATGGTTGATAATGTAAATGAAAACCGATTGTTTGTAGGTAAGAATCCTGAAACTTGGGATGGTGGTGATGGACACGGAACATCAATTTCTATAGCATGCCTTACGCATGTTACCCGTCAAACATCCATTAAGTTGATTGATGTAAGGTATGGAAACTCTACAACAAATGATAGTTATTTACCAATAGGATTATAAGATGGGTAACACATATAGAGATATAAACTCTGAAAAGCCGGATTTAAAGCAGACGATGTCATCCACATCGGAAAATCCTAAGTTAAATAAGGCAAAGCAGGTTAGGCGGGATACGGATAATACACAAAATATATCTATTGGTATCTATGATATTGACTTGGCTTTCAGAGATTTTTTAGTAAAAGATGTAAGACCATTTGTAGTGGATGATGGGCAAATCATACCTATCCCAGTAATTTATGCAAATCCCGAAAAATGGGTATCGGCTCAAAGAGATGGGTTTATGCGGGATGCAAACGGGAAAATACAAACACCTGTAATTGTATTTAAAAGAACCTCCTTATCAACCAATCAACAGGCTGCAAAGTTAAAGGTTTTAAATTCCGAAGATGCACATCAACCATTTGAACGGAAATACACAAAAGCAAATAGATATGACCAATTTTCTATATTGACTGGGCAAACTCCTATAAAAGAATATATTGCTGTTGAAAGACCTGATTACTTAGATGTTCAATATGAAATGAACATATGGTGTGATTATATGGAACAACTAAACAAAGTAGTTGAACAAATCATTTTCTTTCAAGGTAGGTCATTTGGCGATAGATTCAAATTCCAAATAAAAGGTGATGGATACAACTTTGAAACAATAACTGATGCGGGTGATGATAGAATAGTAAGAGCGAGCATTACTTTGGTATCAAAAGCGTACATTGTGCCTGAGTTTGTGGGGATGAATCCAAACAATAGAAAAGTTTATTCAGTTGGAAAAATTTCTTTTACGGAAAACCCACAATTAAGTGGTCAAACAAACCCACAAAACGATTTTATATAATTTTTTAGATATTTATATATACATTAGTTAAACAACTTAAAAACAAAATCTATGGAAGAAAAATTAGTAAAACAATTTGAAGAAACTGAAAGAGAAAAACTTTTAGAATTTCGTCAAAAAGGTATTGCAGTTATGGCACGGCTTGGAGAAATTGAAATACAATCCAAAGAG